TGAGCGCAAGACGTACATGGCCGAGTACATGCGAAACTACCGTAAACAGGGAGTAAACAATGGTAAACAGAGCGTAAAACATGTAAACCACAGTAAGCCTCAGTTAGCCCAAGCAGAAGCAGAAGCAGAAGCAGAAGCAGAAGCAAAGAGAAAAGAGTCGCTAGCGCTCCCGTTCGCCTCTCCTGAATTTTCAGAATCGTGGAACAAGTGGATCAAATACCGGAAGGAAATCAAAAAGCAGATCACTCCAACCATGGCAGAGTCACAACTCAAGAACCTTGCCGCCATGGGTGAGAAGAGAGCAATCGCGATGATCGAGAACACCATCGGAAAAGGCTGGCAAGGACTCCGCGAAGAGTCGGAACAGTCATTTTTTGGAAGCACACCGAAGAAAGCCAAATATCAATCATGTCTCTAAAACCTCCATCGGCAGAAGAACTGCTGGCGAGCCTCAACCAGCCAATGCCGTTCAGTGAAGAGGCGGAAAGCGGCGCCCTCTCCTGCTTTATTCACGACTCGGCGCGATTAGCGGCATGCCTGCACTCCTCGCCACCGTCGCTTTTCTACTCGGAGGCGAATCAAATCATCTTTTGCGCGATGGTGGACGAAATCACGGCAGGCAGGCCGATTGATCCCGTTTCTCTCACGCATCGCCTACGCAACGGCGGCAACCTCGACAAGGTTGGCGGTCCTTCAGCAATCTCGGAGCTTCACGGAATGATGATCATTCCGGCCCTGTTCTCGCACTACATGGGCATTCTGCGCGAGCTTTACAGTCAGCGGAAGCACATCGAGGCGCACGCCAGATCCTTGACGTTCCTGTTCCAAGCTCGGGACGGTGAGGTTGCGGCGACGCTGGACACGATCAAGGGCGTGTTGGAAGAGGCCGGGAAGATGCCGGGGCAACTCCTCAAGAGTGTTTCGTTGCGCGAGGCCATGGACCCGCTACTTGCCGAAATCGAGCAGCGGGCGGCAAACCCTGGGAGACTGCCAGGGATTCGCACGGGATTTCCAACCATCGACCGCAACACGGGCGGCATGATGCCGGGGCAAGTTTGGGTTTTCGCTGGTGAGCCTGGGGACGGCAAGAGCACGATTATTCAAAACTGCGCCGAGTCTGCGGCAGAGGACGGGCATAAGGTCCGCTGGTATCCGCTGGAGATGCCGCACAACGAGCAATCGCTTCGCTTGCTGGCGTCTCACTCGCGAGTCGATAACGGGAGCCTTTACCGTGGAGACTTGACGCCGGGGCAAATGATGGCGGTCTCCGCTTCCTGCGCGAAGATCAAGCGGGCTTCTCAAATCGAGTTGGTCGATGTGGAGGACGCCAGCGCGACAGACATCTTTGCCGACATCGAACGCAGTGACGCTGCCGTGGTGGTGGTCGATTACCTGCAACTCATGGAGGACGGGAGCGCGCGGAAGTCGGACACACGGGAGGGCGTTCTTGCCTCCATATCGCGCCGACAGAAGCGTTTAGCGCGTCGGACTGGCAAAGTCATCCTGACTGCATCGCAGCTCAATGACAGTGGCAAACTGCGCGAAAGCAGGGCTATCGGGCAAGACGCCGACAAGGTGATGATGATCCGCAAGGTTGCATCTGACGATTCAGATACCGGCTTCGATGACGAGAAGCGCAATCTTTGGTGCGAGAAGAACCGAGGCGGAAAACGTCATTGGGAGCTTCCGCTTCTGTTCCTTGGCTCAATCTTTCAATTCCGCGAACCATGACCACCATCCCAAACCCGAACCACCCAAGACTATGATTAAATCCAAGACCAAAGAAGTGCATTGCTGCGATAAATGCGGCAAAGATGAAGACTACATTTCATCCTGCGATAATTGCGGGGCTGAATATTGCTGGGATCACCGCAAGGACAATCTAATCAGCTACCCACACAGCATGTATTGCTCTGGCAGCGGCGATGGCTCCTACTGCAAGAAGTGCGTGGAAAAGCTCACAGCAGCGAAAGACCCGCGATTGCTGGCCTACATTGCCATCCTAGACCTCCGCACCGAAGCAGAGGAAGCAGGCAAGGCGTTCAAGAAGCGCGTTGACGCTGCCGAGGCCCGGATAGCTCGCTACGCTAAGAGTCGCTAACGTCTCGGATCAGGCGACGGCGAGCAAATGACTACCATGGACACGACAGACCAGCCCCGAGCCGTTGCCTGCATCCGATTTGTTCGCCTTTGCTGCGGACAGGCCCATGATGGCCCCACCTGCCCAGATGGGAAAGTGATGTGCTGCCTTTGCTTTGATCGATTTGAGGTATCGAGTCTGAATGTTACCGAAGGCGGGACGCCAGAGAATGTATGCAAAGAATGCGCTGAGATGGAGGCGAACAATAAGCTCGGCAACGAGCGAGCCTAAGCGAGTCCGTTTGCCGCAGCGCCACGGTTCGCCTTGACTTTGAGACGTTTAACCCGCTTTTCAGACCATGCCAGTATTGAAAAACCCCAAGTATGAAGCCTTCGCGCAAGCTTTGGCCGAGGGCATGTCAGGTTGTGCCGCTTACAGGCAGCATGTGGCCGAGGTAGGCACCAAAACAGACGCTTGCATGACAGGAGCTTCAAGGCTTCTCGCAGACGAAAAGGTTTCGCTAAGGGTCTCAGAATTGAGAAAAAGCTTTCACGAAGTGCTTGAGCAGAAGCTCGGCGTTCGGCAGGAAACCATAGCCAGGTTCCTTGTGGCCTGCATGGAAACACCGGTCGAGGAGGTTGCCGAGAACTCGCCTTTAGCGCAAGAGGTGAAGCGATCGAGGAAGTTCGTCGGCAAGGGTGAGGATGCCGAAGAGTGGGAGGTTGAGCAGGTGAAAACGCCCTCCAAACTCGATGCCGCGAAGGAATTGAACAAGATGGCTGGATGGTATCAGCCCGATAAGGTCGAGCACTCAGGCGACGAGAAGCTACTTGCTGCGCTGGCGGCAATCAAAAATGTAACGCATGGGTAACGCATGAGTGAAGAACTCTTCGACCTCCTGAAAGACCGCGAGTGGCGGCTCAACAACCTCTACGTCATTCTCATCAACGGCGGGCCTGCTGCGTTCGTGCCGCGTCCTGAACAGTTGGAATACCGGCACAATCGGCACGCGCGAAACTTCATCCCGAAAGCGCGAAAGCTCGGCGTTTCGACCGAAGTCGTGCTCGAAAACGGCGACGACTGCGTTTTCAACCCGAACTTCAAGGCCGCGATCATTGACGAAACGGAACCGGCAGCGTGGGAAAAACTCGAGATTTTCCGCTTTGCCTGGGTGAATGGGCCAAAGCATCCAGACCCGAAGATTGCGGCGCTGTGGCTGCTCATCCACGAGGCAAACGAACTGCTGACCGACAACAACGGGGAACTCGCTTGGCACAACGGATCGAGTTTTCAGGCTGGAACGTCGTTCACTGGACGCACGCCGCAACGCCTGCACGTCTCCGAGTTCGGCCCGATCTGCGACGCGAGCCTTGAGAAGGGGCGGAAGATCCGGCGCGGCTCGATTAACGCCGTTCTGCCGCAAGACATCGTGACCGTGGAAACGACCATGCGCGGCGGGCGAGTTGGGCCCTGTTACGAACTGTTCAGGCTGTCCAAGGAAGCATGCGGCAAGCCTCTGTCTGTCGCTGACTGGCGGCTTCACTTCTTCCCGTGGTGGAATCACCCTGATTACCAACTCGAAGGCTTCAAGCCTACGGACGTGACAGCCAAGTACTTCGCCGAACTGGCAGCGGAGGGAATCAACCTTTCGGACGCGCGCAAGGCGTGGTATGAGCGCAAGAAGCGCGAGCAGGGCGAAGACATGCTTCAGGAGTTCCCGAGCACAATCGCGGAGTGCGATAAGGCCGTGGTCATGGGCGCGATCCTGCCCCAGATTGCCGCGATTCGAGCGCAAGGCCGCGTGCGAGAGTTCCCGGTTGAGGTCCATTTGCCCATGTTCGTGTCCGTGGACTGCGGTGGAGACACGCTTTCGGCGTGGCTTTCTCAGCCAGGGAGGCGCGACGTGAACCTTTTGGACTGGTCCGGCACCGACGGCGGCGGTTCTGCCGGCCTCGCTGCGCAGGTGGCGAAGTGGGAGGCTGCATACGGGCGGGTTGAGAAGATTTTCCTTCCCCACGATGCCGACTCGAAGGACAAGGGGAGCGCTAAAACTTTCAAGGCTCAACTCATCGAGAGTGGGATTGCGGCAAATCGGATCGTGGTCGTGCCTCGCATCCCGAACGTGTGGACGGGGATCGACTATATGCGGCGTCACCTACCGAAATGTTGGTTTCACGCTCGATGCGACAAGGAAACGGTTCTGGCTGACGAAACGCTGCCTTCTGCGGTCGGAAGACTTGAGAACTACCGGCGCGCCATGAACAAGGCAACGGGCGCGCTGCAAGAGCATCCACTGAAGGACGGCGTGTGCGATCACTGCGCCGATAGCCTGCGGACGCTTTTCGAGGCCGTGGAGCATGGACTGGTGCCAACGATGCCGTGCGCAGACGCCAAGGTTCACCCGTTGGATCGCGAGGATGAGGACGACAGGCCGCGCAACCGGCAGAAGGCAAAGTTTGCATTTCAGGGGTGGAGGCGATGACACCTTTCGAGCAAGCCTTGAAGCTCTACGGCTACGAAACGACCGATTTCGAGCACGATCTTGCCGCGCATATCGTTTCCGGCTATGTCGTCTGCACGCCGGAAGCGATCGCTTTCGCCCGTCCAGTTCGCCGAGATTGGAAGCCTGACCGTTTCCGCGACATCTCCGACGTGGAGCCGCTCGAATCGGCGGATTGCTGGTTCCTCTGGCTACTGTGCGGCAAATTGGAGGTCGCTGCTCGCTGGTTGCCGCGTCCTTTGCCCTGGCTGGGATTCGCTCGACGTGGGAAGGCGGTCAAGTTTCTGGCGTGGGAGCGGTTTGCAAAAGCCGTTTGACAATCGCCGAGTTAATCCGCCTAGACTCTCCATGAGTCACCCTTACCCAAGGCACATTTACGGCGGCAACCTCTATTTTGGCGGCGGCCCAGGTCCAGTGGCGCCGCCTGCGCCCGCTGCAACTCCTGCGGCTCCTGCGGCTGATACGGAAGCAGCCAAGGCTAAGACTTCAATGCAGGCCAAGCGGCGCATTGGTGGCGTCGATACGCTTCAAGGTGGCGTGCTCGGTGCCATGGCTCAGCAAGGCAAGGCGAAAACCCTCGGAGCTTCCGGCAGTTACACGGGCGAACCATGAACATCGAGAAAATCACAGTCGAAATCCGCCCTTGGTATCCAAATCCGAGAACGGCTGAATTTGTCACGACGACGACATATCGAGGCGAGGCGTTTTCCACGTCTGAGCTTGTCCCTGAAAACGACACGGTGACGCGGTTGGAACAATTGTTGGAAAACGCCAAAAGGAAAATAGTCCAGCATTACAAATGAACGAGCCTCCACAAAAGCCCGCCGATTCAGGCCGCGCGCTCAAGATCGTCCAGCGATGGCAGGCAATGCAGTCCGATCGCGCCCCATGGATGAGCACTTGGCAGGAAATCGCCGAGTTGATGGCTCCCCGTTGCGCTGGCATCTCGTCCAAGTCGGAAACTCCCGACACGACGAAAGAAGGCATACTATTCGACACGACGGCAGGCGACGCTTTCATGACGCTCGCGGGCGGTTTGATGTCGTGGACGATGCCAGTCAATGAGCCGTGGTTCAATTTCGAGCCTGTTCGCGAAATGCGCGGCGTTGATCGCGTGAAGCGGTGGACGATGGATTGTGCGGAACTTGGTCGGGAATACCTGTCGAACTCCAATTTCTACACCGAGAGTCACGAGGATCTTCTCGCGCACTGCGGCTTTGGGACTTCGGCGATGTACTTCGGCCTTGAAAATGGCCGCATGCGACACGAGGCGCTTTCGACTGGCTCCTACTGCATCGAGGAAAATCCTTTCGGCGAG